GAGATTGATCTAAAAAATCAACCTGTGCAACCCATGCAACCCATGCAACCCCAGCAACCCCTCCAACTGAGACAAGGATAGACTGATGGTAGTCACACGCACAGAGCTAATGGAAATTGTAGACCAAGTTAACAAGAAGTTTGAAGAACTAGAGTCTAAAATTAAAGAGCTTGAAGCTAAGAAACAGCCGGTTAAAAAGCCAGCATCAAAGGCAGCATAATTATGGCAACACGACGGGCCAAGCCTATACGCAAGACTACAGGCAAGGGTGGAAACTATCGCTCTACTAAGTCTGGCGCAGGCATGACTGAGAAAGGCGTAAAAGCGTACAGGGCCGCTAATCCCGGTAGTAAGCTCAAAACTGCTGTTACAGGTAAAGTTAAAGCAGGGAGTAAAGCGGCTAAACGCCGTAAATCTTATTGCGCTAGGTCAGCAGGGCAACTAAAAAGAAGTTCCGCTGAAACTAGGAACGACCCCAATTCTAGAATTAGGCAGGCTAGAAGACGGTGGAAATGTTAAATGCCTCAAGGAGATGATTATGCCCGGATACGGTATGGGATACGGTAAAAAAGCAATGAATGGCAAGAAGAAAAAAAAGCCAATGATGAATGGTACAAAGAAAAAGATGGGTAATCGTAGAGGCCGATAATGCTGATAGAATCAGTTGCAGCCGCTTCTGCCATCTTGTCGAGTCTGAATGGGCTGATAAAGACAGCTAATGAGTCTGGGCAGGGTATCCAGCAACTTATGGGTACGATTAGCGACTTTGGAGAAGCCCTAACAAACTTTGAAGTAGAGCGTAAGTCTAGTACCTTCAAGCCCCTGAGTCAGAGCGAGATCTTAAAGCTCACTCAGATTAAGAAAAGCTATGAGAGATACTGGAAGGACGTACACGACATATTATTAGTGGCAGATCCAGAGACTTTGGAGGCGTTCAAAAAAGCTAAGGCAGAACAGGAGCATGCTCGACAGGAGCACCTGCGCTTTATAGCTCGTAAGAAGAAAGAAAGAGACAAGTTGATACAGCAAGTGTCAGTGGGTGCTCTTGTGTTTATTCTGGGCGCTGCAATTGCAATTGGTGTATTATCTATCGTTATAAAAACATTTAGTTAAATAACACTTGACAAACAGTCAAAAGTATGCTATAATGTAAAGGTACATTAGTGTACACAAGTATTCTTTAACAAAGGTAAAATACAATGACTCAAGAGTTAGAAACTTATTTCAACAATTACTTTGCTATGTTTCGTTCAGAAGGCTGGAAGCAGCTAATCTCTGACTTAGGCAGTAATGTTGCACAGATCAACTCAGTAGAACTTACTACGGATAACGATAACTTGAACTTTCGCAAAGGTCAGTTAGCTATCCTAGCAACCATATTGAATCTTGAAACACAGATTGACAACGCCCATGCTGAAGCAGAATCAGAAGAAGACACTGAGGAAGCTCTAGATGAGGCTGTTTGATTTTAGATGTTCTTGCGGACACTTGTTTGAAGATTTAGTTAAGTCTGATGTCACAACTTCTAGGTGCAGTTGTGGCTTGGACGCTAAACGTGTTATCTCTCCAGTACGCTCTAATCTGGAAGGTATCAGCGGAGACTTCCCTGATGCCGCAGATAGATGGGTCAAAAGACGAGAATCACACATGGCACACGAGAGAAGGCAATCCTCATAGAGAACCTTCATAATAAAGCTCTCCACAATACTAAGGTACGGAGTTAATAATGGCTAAGATTATTGAACCTGAGCGTCAACAGGATAACCAAGACGATCAACAACTAGAAATGTTTGCAGAGGAACAGCAGGAAACCCCTGAAATACAGGAACCTGAGATACCTGATAAATACAGAGGTAAGTCCGCTGAAGAACTTGTACAGATGCACCAAGAAGCTGAGAAGCTATTGGGCCGACAGAGTTCTGAAGTAGGTGAGCTACGTAAGGTTGTTGATACGTATATCCAGACTCAACTCACTCAAGATCAACAAGAAGCACCCCAACAAGTCGAAGAAGTAGATTGGTTTACAGACCCCGATAAGGCTGTAGACAGGGCAATTCAGAACCATCCTAAGATTAAGGAAGCTGAAGCACTCACTCAACAATATAAGCACAGTACTGCAATGTCAGAGCTACAACGTAAGCACCCTGACATGCAGCAGATACTACAAGACGCTAACTTTGCTGAGTGGATCAAAGCATCTAAAGTCAGGACTAGACTGTTTGTATCGGCAGACCAGCAGTACGATCACGAAGCCGCTGATGAGTTATTTAACTTATGGAAAGAGCGACAGAATATTGTACAGCAGACTGCACAGGTTGAGCAACAGGCTCGAAGGCAGACAGCTAAAGCTGCTTCTACTGGTAACGCCAGTGGTAGCTCTGAATCAGCACCTAAGAAAATCTATAGACGCGCAGACATTATTAACCTTATGAAAACCGACCCTGATCGCTACGCTGCTCTACAACCAGAGATTATGAAGGCGTATGCAGAAAAACGGGTCAGATAGTATATCTTAGGAGATATTTATTATGACTGATTCCACATATCCCGCAACTGGCGGGTTCGTTGACAACACTAGCGCAGCTACTTTCATTCCAGAAATCTGGAGTGACGAGATTATTGCTGCGTATCAAAAGAACCTTGTCTTGGCAAACCTTGTCAAGAAGATGTCTATGGCTGGCAAGAAAGGCGACACGATCCATGTGCCTAAGCCTGTCCGTGGTGATGCACACGCTAAGGCAGAGAACACTGCTGTAACGGTACAGAACGCTACGGAAAGTGAAGTCCAAATTTCAATCAACAAGCACTTTGAGTACTCTCGTCTGATTGAGGACATCACCGACGTACAAGCTCTGGCATCTCTGCGTCAGTTCTACACGGAAGACGCTGGTTACGCGCTGGCTAAGCAAGTTGATACCGACCTGCACTCTTTGGCTACTGGCCTTGGTACTTCAGGCACATCTTCAACTACTTATGCAAATAACGACGGTACGTTCTTTGTAGACGCCTCTAATGGCTTGACTGCCTATGCTGTTGACACTGTTGTTCCTGCTGACGTATTTACTGATGCAGGCTTCCGTGGTATTATTCAGAAGCTGGACGATCAAGACGTGCCAATGGAAGGACGTAACTTTGTTATTCCTCCTTCAGTCCGCAACACCATCATGGGTATTGATCGTTACGTAAGTTCAGACTTCGTAAACAACGGTCAAGTAACCAATGGTCAGATTGGTCAACTATACGGCATTGACGTATTTGTTAGCACCAACTGCCCTGTTGTTGAGACTGCTAGTGCTAACTCTGCTTCTTCTGTAGACTCTCTGGGCGCTCTGTTGTTCCAGCGAGATGCAGTTGTAATGGCTGAGCAACTGGGTGTTCGCTCTCAGACTCAGTACAAGCAAGAGTTTCTTGCTAACCTGTTCACCTCAGATACTCTGTATGGCGTTGCTGTACTGCGTCCTGAGTCAGGTTTAACTTTGGTTGTTCCTAAGTAATAACCATCTAACTGGGGGCTGCTACGGTGGCCCCTAGTTTTATTAAGGTATCTTAATATGAGTTTAGTAGGGCAGTTGATAGGGCCAGTCACAGGCTTGCTAGACAAATTTATCGAAGATAAAGACCAAAAGGCTATGCTTGCCCATAAGATCGCTACGATGTCGGAAGAACATCATCAGGATCTTATGAAGGCTCAGATAGAGGTCAATAAAGTAGAAGCAGCTAGTTCTAATTTGTTTGTTTCTGGCTGGAGGCCCTTTATTGGCTGGACGTGTGGACTGGGCATGTTCGGTAATTTCATCACAATTCCATTTGCTAACTTTGTGTTAGCTCTAGTATCTATAGATATAGTTATTCCTCTAGTGCCTCTAGAAACTATGATGCCTGTCCTCATGGGCATGTTAGGGTTAGGCGCTATGCGTTCATTCGAGAAGACACGGAAATAATCAGTGGCAGAGTCTTTCTTTGACATAGATTTTAGTCAACTACCTGTTGGCCTTGCACCCCCACGCCCTAGAATTACTAGTGGCTCAAGTCCTACTGTTCTTGATTTAGGAACTTCAGGCGCACCTGCCATGAACTATTCAGGGTTAGGCGATGCAATAAACAACTATCGCAATGATTTATCAAAAGGTGCTGACTACTTTGAAATTGACGATGTTGATAGAATAGACGGTTATTACGATGACATCTTTAAAAACACCTTGGGCAGCGAAGCTGGCGTTTTTACTGACCTTGATCTTTTAGGTGGAGAAGCCTCTATAGGAGGAGCACAAGCTCCGTCTAACACAATAAACATTGACTACAACACATACTTCAGAGAAGTAAATCCTCCTGCTTACCTAAGAAACTTTAGATCTCCAGCTACTACAGAAACTGCTGTAGCTGCTTATTCAAACATTGGTAATCTACAAAATTCATCTGATATAGCTTCTGCCCTTAGTAATTACTATGGGTATGAAATAACGCCTACTGCACAAAACTTAGGGAGATTCGGTGGTGATCGTGAGTTATACACAGGATCATCAGCAGGGCAACTAGCAGAGTTTCATTCTCTAGTAGAGCCTATTTTATCTGAGCAGATTCCTTTCTTACAGACAGTAGAAGGTCTAAGCTATCAAGATGCTTTACAAGAGGCTTATAAGCGCGACCCCATGTTGCAGGCGTTGTACTACAAGTATGACGTATCTCCTATTAGGTACGGGCCTTCTGGGTCTGAGTATACATATGACCCCTTTTCTTATGGTGAGATTAGGACAGTAAAGTCCAAAGATCTTAACTTTGTTGAAAAAATTATTAGAGCAGCGCCTACATTAGCTCTTTCCTTTGCGTTAGGCCCAATAGCCGGTAATGTACTAGCATCAACAGGTATTGCAGCGGCAGGAACTACGGCTAATGCTGTTCTATCTAGTGCACTTTCCAGTGCAGTGACAGCAGGACTACAAGGGGCTGATCTTGAGGAAGCTCTGACAGCGGCTGCAATAAGTGGAGCGACAACTTACGGCAGTGAGTTTTTTTCAGGAGCAGGTGGTACTGAAGCAGGTGCTATAGACCCTACTGCCCCAGAGTTAACTTTTGATCCTATAGATCCTACTGTTCCTAATAATATTATAGACATAGCAGGAGATCCTTCTGCTTTTGCAGGGATTGACATTGGGGCTTTTACTCCTGAAGTTGCTGGCTCTGCTTTAACTAATGCACAACATTTTACAAATACTATTGAAAGAATTGTTCAAGATGTAGGAGGAGACGCTGCTTACGAAGCGTTGACTCCAGATCAGTTTGGTCAGCAATTACTTAAACATGGAGGAGAAAGGGCTTACAGACAGATATTTGAGTACTCAGGTGCTTCAAGATCTTTATTAGATCTTCCTAATGAAATAGTTTCTTTAGCCGGTGGCATAGGAAATGCTTTACCTGACTATATAATGAGTACAGAAATGGAGGACTTTATTAGACCTCCTGCTTCACGTACAGAAACAATAGTTGATGTTAGTGACTTTGAACTTCCTGAAGAACGCTTTGAGCCTATCAGACCACCACAGCCTCCTACACAGACGCCCGGAGGTGGCGGTGGAGCATCAGGAGGAGCATCATCTGCACCAGCAACATCGGTAGTTTCCCCGTCTGCTCCTAGTGCGTCTGTAACACCTGTTGTACCGCAGCCTATAGTTAGTGCGCCGGGATCAATTACAGGCTCTTTGTTCTCTAGTGTTGTTCCTGCACTTGCAGCGGCGGCTGTCACATCACCGTCTACACAACCTACAGTAGCTCCTCCAGCTACACCTATAGCTACTACTGCTCCTACAACAGAGCCTACGCCTACTACAACTACAGAGCCTACAGACATCTTAGAGGACACTACTGCTGAAGACACTACTGCACGGTTAGAAGCAGAAGCACAGGCACAAGCTGAAGCAGAAGCACAAAGGCAAGCACAAGAAGAAGCACAAAGGCAAGCACAAGCAGAAGCAGAACGTTTAGCAGAGGAAGCTAGGAAAGCAGCAGAGGCTAGGGCCGCAGCAGAAGCTAGAGCAGCAGCAGAACGAGAAGCTGTCGCACAGGCAGAAGCTAGAGCAGAAGCAGCGGAAGCACGTTTAACGGAAGCACGTGCGCAAGCAGAAGCAGATGCAGCAGCCGCAGAAGCTGCTAGAGAAGCAGATGCTTTAGCTCAAGCAGACGCTTTAGCAGAGGCCGTAGCTGCTGGAGAAGCTAGATACGGAGAGGCTGTGGCAGCAGGAGAAGCCTTGGGTGAAGAACGCTTTGGCGAAGGATTAGGCACAGGTAGAGGCCAAGGCGCTGGTGCAGG